GGCTACCGGCGCTTCCGTGAAAGCTACTGGGAGGTGCCCCGCAAGAACGGCAAGAGCGTGATCGCCGCGGGCGTGGGTATCAGCATGTTCACCGCCGACGACGAGTTCGGCGGCGAGGTGTATGCCGGTGCGACCACAGAGAAGCAGGCCTGGGAGGTGTTTCGTCCGGCGCGCCTGATGATCAAGCGCTCGCCCATGCTCATGGAAGCAGCCGGCATCGAGGTCAACGCCTCGAACATGAACCGCCCGGGTGACGGCAGCAGGTTCGAACCGATCATCGGCAACCCCGGCGACGGATCCTCGCCGTCCTGCGCGATAAAGGACGAGTACCACGAGGACGCCACCAACGAGCAGTACGAAACGATGATGACCGGCATGGGCTCTCGCCGTCAGCCGCTGATGTTCATCATCACCACCGCTGGCTCCGATATCGAGGGCCCGTGCTACGACAAGCGCCGCCAGGTCGTCGAGATGCTCGAAGGCACGGTGCCGGACGAAGAGTTGTTCGGCTGGATCTGGACCGTCGACGAAGGCGACGATTGGACCGATCCGAAAGTCCTGGCCAAGGCCAACCCGAATATCGGCGTTTCGGTCTACCAGGAATACCTGGTAAGCCAGCAGCAGCGCGCTATCCGCTCTGCGCGGTTCACCAACACATTCAAAACCAAGCACCTGAACGTATGGGTTACCGCGAAGACTGGCTTCTTCAACATGGAATCCTGGCGCGCATGCGAGGACACCAGCCTCACGCTCGAGCAGTTCGAGGGGCAAGAGGTTGTGCTCGCCTTCGACCTCGCCCGCAAGCTGGACATGAACAGCATGGCACGCCTGTTCTGGCGCGAGATCGACGAACGCATCCACTACTACCTGGTAGCTCCGCGCTTCTGGGTACCTGAAGACACCGTGCGCTACAGCGACAACCAGCGCATGGCCGAGCGCCTGCAAAAGTGGGTGAACACCGGCGAACTGCTGGAAACCCCGGGCGCCGAGGTGGACTACCGCGAGATATTCGCAGAAGCCAAGGAAGCCGCCAGGGCCTGCTCCGTACGCGAAAGCCCGATCGACCCGCACGGCGCCACCGGCCTCGCGCATGAACTGGAAGACGAAGGCCTTAACCCCGTCGTCATCACCCAGAACTACACCAACATGAGCACCCCGATGAAGGAGCTGGAAGCCGCCATCGAGTCCGGTCGCTTCCACCACGACGGCAACCAGATCATGACCTGGTGCATGGGCAACGTGATCGGCAAGAACCTGCCAGGCAACGACGATGTCGTCCGCCCGATCAAGCAAGGCAACGACAACAAAATAGACGGCGCCGTGGCGACGATCATGGCTGTAGGCCGTGTCATGGCCCAGGCCCATATCGAAACCAGCGACGACGACTGGTTCGACGCCATACGGAAACCAATCATCGCATGAGCGCACTTATCTGCTTCGTCCTGGTCGCCATGGCCGGTTTCGCCCTGCTCTGCGCGGGCGTCTGGCTGTTGGCGGGTACCGGCTGGGCGCTGCTCGCCGGCGCCCTATCCATGTTCTGCATTGCGGGCTTCATTCGGCGGGGTATGACCGGTGGCTAAAACCCTATTTCAGGCGATCACCCGCGCCGCCAGCCTACCGGGTGCCAGCCTGAGCGATTGGTTTGGCGCGTCGATCAGGCTCACCGACGGCGGGTTTTGGACCCAGATGCTCGGTGGCCAGTCCAGCTCCGGCAAAACCGTGACCGTGGACACCGCCATGCGTGTGTCGGCGGTGTGGGCCTGCGTGCGTCTGATCGCCGAGACCATCGCCACGCTGCCGCTTGGCGTCTACCGCCGCCTTCCAGATGGCAGTCGTGTGGCGGACACCAGTCACCCGCTGTACACCGTATTGTCGGTATCGCCCAACGAACACATGAGCCCGGTGCAGTTCTGGGAGGCCATGGTCGCCAGCATGCTGCTGCGCGGTAATGCCTACGCCCAACAGCACCGCGCCGGCGGGCGCGTTATCGCGCTGACCTTCCTGCTGCCTGGGCGCATGCGCCTGGAATGCAAGCACTCGGTGCTGCGCTACTTCTACAACTTCCCCGACGAAGGCGAGCGCGAGATACCCGCCGCCGATTTGCTGCACATCCCGGCGTTCTCGCTGGATGGCCGCGTCGGACTGTCGCCGATCTGCTACGGCGCCGACGTTATCGGCTCGGCCATGTCCGCCGAAGACGCCGCCAACGGCACCTTCAAGAACGGCATGATGCCGACCGTCGCCTTCAAGGTCGACCGCGTGCTCAAGCCGGCGCAGCGCGAGGAATTCCGCGAGTACGTGGAAACCATCTCCGGTGCCATGAACGCCGGCAAGTCGCCGGTGCTCGAGGCCGGCGTAACGCCAGAGTCGATCGGTATCAACCCGACCGATGCCCAGTTGCTGGAAACCCGCGGCTGGAGCGTTGAAGAGGTCTGCCGCTTCTTCCGCGTGCCGCCCTGGATGGTTGGCCATACCGAAAAGAACACCAGCTGGGGTACTGGCCTGGAACAACAGGTGATCGGCTTCCTGACGTTCTCGCTCAGCACCTGGTTGCGCCGCATCGAGAAGTCAGTCGGCAAGCAGCTCATGAGCCCGGTCGACCGCATGACCCACTACGCCGAGTTCGCCCTGGAAGGGCTGCTGCGTGCAGACAGCGCCGCCCGCGCCTCGTTCTACAGTTCCATGGTGCAGAACGGTATCTACACCCGGGACGATTGCCGGGTGCGCGAGAACCTGCCGCGCCGCGGTGGCAACGCCGACGTACTCACCGTGCAAACCAACCTCTCACCCATCGACCTCTTGGGGCAAAGCAGCGACGGCCAAGCCGCCCGCGCCGCCCTGCAAGCCTGGCTCGTCGAGCCGTCCAAGGAGTAACCCATGCAGCTGAACATCAAAGCTGGGAGCATTCGCTCCGAGCTGAGCCCTCGTGCGCTCGAAAAATGGAACCCGTCCATCAAGGCCGCCGTAGAGAACACCAGCGACACCATCACCATCTACGGGGTCATCGGTGAGGACTGGTACGGCGAAGGCGTAACCGTCAAGCGCATCGACGCCGCCCTGCGTTCAATCGGCGACAAAGAGGTCACCGTCTACCTCAACTCCCCAGGCGGCGACATGTTCGAAGGCATCGCCATCTACAACCGCCTGCGCGAGCACAGCCAGAAGGTCACCACCAAGGTACTCGGCCTAGCCGCTTCCGCGGCCTCGATCATCTACCTGGCCGGCGCTGAGCGCCAAGTCGCCAGTAGCGCCTTCCTGATGATCCACAACTGCTGGACGTGCGTTTGCGGCAATCGCCACGCATTTCGCGGCGCCGCGGACACCATGGAGGAGTTCGACGCCGCCATGGCCGACCTCTACGCCGAGACCAGCGGCCAGCCGGAAGCGGACATGGCCGAACTGATGGACGACGAGACCTTCATCCGCGGCAAGCGCGCCCTCGAGCTTGGCCTGGCCACTGGCCTGCTCACCGCCGACGAAGTGGTCGAGCGCGACGACGAAGACAGCAAAACCGCCAACGCCCTCAAGGCCATGGACATGGCCCTGGCCAAAGCCGGCATGCCGCGCAGTGAGCGCCGCGAGCTGTTCGCCAATTTCAAGTCCAGCACGCCGCGCGCTGCTGGCGGGGACAAGCCTCGCGCTGGCCCGACCGATACGCCTCGCGCTGTCGCGCTGGACCTGCAACCCCTGCCGAAGCTCACCTTCCCTGTATGAGGATTCACACCATGAAATTCCGTCTTTCCCCGGTGTTCCTGATGGCCGTGCTGGCCGTCGCCGCACTTGTTCCGCTCACTCTGGGCGTGACCCCGCTCACCCTGTTCGCCGCCGTTGCTACCGTCGTAGGCGCCACCTTCCTAATTCAGCCAGGCACCAGCCGCTACACCGGCATGAGCGCCCAGATGGGCAAGATCGGCGAAGCCGATATTGAGGCCCAGTACAAAGAGGTGCAGGGCAACCTCAAGGAGGTTGGCGACCAGCTCAAGACCTACGCCGAGCAGACCGAAAAGGAAATCAAGCGAACCGGCGAGATGCATGGCGAAACCCGCGCCAAGGTCGACGAGCTGCTGACCAGGTCCGGCGAGCTGAGCGCACGCCTGCAGGAAGCCGAGCAGAAGCTGGTAAACGCGGATCGCCGCCCTGAGCCTGCGGCTGCAGCCAAGTCCGTAGGCCAGCTGGTTGCCGAAAGCGAGCAGATGAAGGACCTGAATGCGTCCTTCCGCGGCTCGCGCCGTATCGAAATCCCGCGCGCCGCCATCACCTCGGTGGATGGTTCCGGTGCCAGCCTGGTTCCGGCTGATCGCCGCCCTGGCCTCGTGGTTGCCCCGGAGCGCCGCATGACCATCCGCGACCTGGTCGCGCCCGGCACCACCGGCAGCAACTCCATCGAGTACGTGCGCGAAACCGGTTTCACCAACAACGCCGCGCCGGTGACCGAGGGTGGCAGCAAGCCGTACTCGGAAATCGTCTTCGAGCTGGACAACGCCCCGGTGCGCACCATCGCCCACCTGTTCAAGGCCTCGCGCCAGATCCTCGACGATGCCCAGGCATTGCAGAGCTACATCGACGCTCGCGCTCGCTACGGCCTGCTGCTCGCCGAAGAGGCGCAGCTGCTGTACGGCAACGGCACCGGCGTCAACGTCCATGGCCTGATCCCGCAGGCGACCGCCTATTCGGCTCCGGGCGGCATCACCGTCACCGCCGAGCAGCGCATCGACCGCCTGCGCCTGGCCCTGTTGCAGGCTGAGCTGGCCGAATTCCCAGCCAGCGGCATCGTGCTCAACCCGATCGACTGGGCGGCCATCGAGCTGACCAAAGACGGCGAGAACCGCTACATCATCGCTGTTCCGCAGGATGGTACCGCTGCCCGTCTGTGGGCTCGCCCGGTGGTTGCCACCCAGGCCATCGTCCAAGACGACTTCCTGGTCGGCGCCTTCAGCCTCGGTGCGCAGATCTTCGACCGCCTCATGGCCGAAATTCTGATCTCCACCGAGAACGACAAGGACTTCGAAACCAACATGGTCAGCATCCGTGCCGAAGAGCGCCTGGCGTTCGCCGTGTACCGGCCGGAAGCCTTCGTCACCGGCTCTCTGACCGGTAGCTAATCCACGCTGCACTAGCAATAGGGGCCTGTCCGCAGGCCCCTATGTTTCGAGGTGTCTATGTCTCACGTCATCGCTGTGGCTCTGCGCTCATTCATGTTAGGCAAAGAGATCAAGCGCAAGAGCGACAAGCCGTTCCCGCTGGCCACGCAACAGTTTTTGCAGCTCAAGGGCCGCAACCTGGTTGCCGAAGCCGAGGGCGAACAAGCCCCAAAGCCCCAACCTGGCACACCGTCATCTGCATCGCCAGCGGCCCCAGCCTCACAGCCGCAGACTGCGCCACCGCTCAACAGTGGCGGCAAACGCCGGGTGCCCAAAGCAAAGCCGTAATCTGCGTCAACACCAGTTTCCGCATCGCCCCCTTGGCCGATGCCCTGTTCGCCATGGACCGTGCCTGGTGGGGCCAGTACATGCCAGAAGTCGCCCGCGTGTTCACCGGCGAACTGGCCACCATGAACCTCACCCCGCACGGCGTAATGCCCTGGCGCCTGAAGGACTACCGCAACAGTGGCGCCGGCGCCGTGGCCCTGGCCATCAAGCGCGGCGCGCAGCGGGTCATCCTGCTGGGCTACGACATGCAATACACCGGCGGCAAACGCCACTGGCACGGCGATCACCCGGCCAAGCTGGGCAACGCCGGCGCCATCGCGGATTGGCCCGCGCAGTTCGAGCAACTGCGCCGGGATCACCCAGACATCGAGATCATCAACTGTTCACGAGAAACGGCGCTGACCTGTTTCCCGCGGCAAAGCCTGGAGCGCGCGATTTGCTGATTCGCGGAATGAAAGGCCTGGGCGACAACATCTACCAGCGTGCATTTATCCGCCAGCTGCCTGGCCGCATATGGCTGGAAACCCCCTGGCCTGAGCTGTACCGGGACATGCCGCATGTGCGCTTCGCGCGCCCGGCGACCGACCTGCGCACCCAAGCAAAGAACATCGCCCGGCATGCCGGCTGGGTAAGCCCGCCCCGCGGCCTTGGCCAGCTATCCATTCGCTATGGCGCCCCGGGCATCTACAACGGCATGCGCAACAGCTTCCGCGTGCAGCCAGGGCTGCTTGATTTACCGGATTTTGGCCCGTCACCAGTTGCCGGCCGCTACGTGCTCGTGCGCCCGGTGACGGTTCGCACCGAGTGGCGCGCCGACACCCGCAACCCGCTACCCGAATACATCGCCAATGCCGCCGCCGAAATGCGCCGCCGCGGCTACCAGGTCGTCTCCGTTGCCGACCTGCAGCCCAGCCAGGAATGGGCGCTAGACCCGCTGCCCGAAGCCGACGTGCGCTACCACGTCGGCGAGTTACCGGTTGAGCAACTGCTCGCCCTGCTGCAGGGCGCTGCTGCGGTGATCGGCGGCATCGGCTGGATCGTCCCCGCCAGCATTGCCGCCCGCGTGCCGGCCTGGATCGTCTGCGGAGGGCAGGGCGGCTACAACGCCCCCGAACTGATCACCGATCGTGCCATGGATACCAGCCGGCTGACCTTCGCCGTGCCGGACAACTTCTGCCGCTGCACTGAGCGGCAACACACCTGCGACAAGAGAATCCAAAACTATGACCAGCGCTTTGCCGAATGGGCTGACCGACTGCCTGCTGTGGTCTGAGGAGCTGGGCATGGGCTACCACCCGCGCCCACCGATGGACTACAGCGGCCCGTACTTCAAGAAGTACCAGGCGCTCGACGCCAC